GTCCCAGCGTTGCTTCCCACTCAGGTAGCAATTCATCCGTCGTGCATGGGAACTCATCGACCAGCAGATTGTTGGCGCGTTCATGCAAGCGCACCCACGTCGGCATCAGCGTCAGCAGGTATTGCGCTTGCAGCGTGCCCCAGCCGCGATGCCAGATGCGGCCACGCGGGAGCAACCGTTGAAACTGCCGCAGGTAGTCGAAAGCGCCGTAGACCGGGGCTAACATCAGGGCGGCGTCGGCGCTGTCAGGATGCCCATCACCGGCAACTGGCCGACGCTGGCTTGCACTGGACCTGCCGGCAAGGTCATCACGAAGTGCTCAATGTTCGGCGTGGCCAGGATGGCTTCGTATAGGTCTGATGGATAGATCGTGCCGCCTGCCTCGGCAGTCATCAGGAACATGTCATTGAGTGCCGCGATGATGTCTGTCTGGATTTCGGCAGTGTTGGGCGACAGGTCGATCAGCGTGACATCGACCGGCAATGCAACCGGCGCGGCCACGTAGACCAGCGCAGTGACCGGCTGCGTCAGCCGGATATGATCCGCGACGGCAAGCTGATCGCCGGTAGCAGTCGGTCCACGCGGCTCATCAGTTGCGCACCCATCAGTGCCTTGCGGAAAGCCACCATGCGCTGCCTGGACATCATCGAACATCGGACGCACCACGACGGAACCTGGACCATAGCCGCCATACTGCACCCATGCGCGCGTGCATCCTGGCACTTCCAATGCCCATTGCTGGTAATCGGCCACGCTGCCTCCCTGCGGTGGCGAGCGATACCGTTCCAGCATGCGGGTGCGCAGCTCGTCGTCCTGTTCCTGATCCGCGCCGCCGGTCGTTGGTCCAACTGTCAGGCCACCGGAATTGATGCCGGCTGGAGGCGCGCCAAGGCTGATCGGTGTGCCGTCGTCGCAGTCAGTCAGCGCGCCGGTCACAGTGGCGATGAAGGGAACGAGGATGTTGCCGGTTGCATCGACTGTCGCATCCTCGGTTGACACGTAAGGCGTGCCGTCCTGGCGCGTGAGCGGTGCGCCTGCCGGCAACGGCGTGCCGACCTGTCCGGTAAAGGATGCCTCGCCGCTCGCAGCCGTTGCATCCTTGCGGAAGATGCCGACCAGCGCCGCCCAGCCTTCCAGGTATTCATCGCGGGCGGTGAACGGCACGCCCATCAGGCTCGTCCAGTCCACATACCCATAGACTGAATACGCCAGACCAGACATGACCCAGGCGAGCACACGCAAGACGGCATTGCGCAGCAGACCATCAAGCCCCGGCACGCCGGATGTGGTGATGTCCTGGATTGCCTGATTGTGCAGCGCAGTCAGCGTCGGTCGTGCATATGGCATTAAGTCACCCCACTCGTCGCAGCCGGTAGACAGTTGGCGGCGGGACCTGCATCGGCGATTGCAGGACTGCCAAGCCTTGCCATGCCCATGCGAAGGCAAAGCGACTCATGGAACCATCCGGCTTGATGATGGCGATCCCGATGCCGAGTGCATTCGAGCCGGCCACGTTGCCGAGCCAGGATGTATTGACGACAACCTGCTTCGCGATGCCGTCAGTCACCAGCCATTGCAAGGCATCGGACGCATAGCGGCGTGCAAGGCCCAGCGTGTCGCGGGTTTTCTTCGCGCGTTCCAGTTGCCACAGGTTCGATCCAAGCGGCTGATCGTTGTAAGGATCAGCCCACCAGCCGCGCCGGTCGGACGTTCCGTCAGTTGGCACGAAATCAGCCGTCGCCAGCTTGTCGGTGAACAGCGACACGAGACACGCTGTCTCCAGGTCCTGGCCGGTCTGCAAGTCGCCTTCTGCCAGTGACCAGTCGCCTTGCGCATTGACGTTATCCCACGCAATGAAGACATCGCCGGCATCATTGGCAGGCGGCGGCTGCGTGCCGTCAGAAATGATCCACAGGCCCAGGTCTTCAATCCAGGACATTCAACCGGCTTTCTAGGTCTGCGACCTTTGCAGCAAGTTCCTTTATCGCGTTCACCATCGCGAACACCAGCGTGCCATTGTCGAAGGCAAGCCGGTCGGGTATCTCGGTGGTTGCCGGCTCGTCTGCGGCACGCGAACGCTCCGGCATGATGCTCACTGCTTCAGGCAGAACCGTCTGCGCTTCCTGCGCAATGACGCCGATGCGCGTCACGCCATCATCCCGCAGCCCGCCACTGCCGTTGAACTGGAAGCTGACCGGCTGGAGCTTGATGACATCGGCAAGCCCGCGCGTGGTCCATGGTTCGATGTTCTTTTTCAGGCGTGCGTCAGACGTTTGCACGAAGGAGACTGCGTAACAGCTTTGCGCATGCGTCATGTTGCCTGCGCCATCAGTCCACCACAGCGCACTGCCGCCGATCCATGTCAGCGTGCCGTTGGTCGCATTCCAATCCAGATACCAGCTAGGCGAGAACTGAAACAGGGTGCCGTTGCCACCCGCACCCATCCATGTGCCGCCGCCGCGCGAGTAGACATTGCCCTCGAATGTCGCGTTGCCTGAATAGTCAATCGTCATCGCAGTGGCATTGTTGGCAACGTATGCCAAGTTGCCGCTCGCTACTCCGAAGACAAAATAGTATCCGCCTTGAAGGCTGATGATGTTGTTCGTCCCGTCGCCGCTCGCGTAGAAGTTCGCCGCGGTCGGATAGGAAAAATACGTCGCGCCGCTGATGAATAGAGTGTGTGTGTTGAGTTGCCCCGAGACGATCAGGTTGCCCGAAACGGTATCGCCCGTCTTGTAAAGGTAGCGCGCGTCAGCTTGGGCGGCTGTGTATACGTGCGTCCATGCTGCACTCAGCCGCGCATAGGCATTGCCGTCAGATGGCGCGTCGGTGATCCCCGGTCCTTGTGGTCCGGTTGCACCTGTCGGGCCTTGCGGTCCGGTCGGTCCAGCAGGACCTGTCGCGCCGGTTGGGCCTTGCGGTCCTGGAACGGTGGAAGCAGCACCTTGCGGGCCTTGCGGGCCTTGCGGTCCTGTCAGTCCAATCGGCCCCTGCGGTCCTGTTGCGCCTTCAGGTCCAGCCGGTCCTTCAGGTCCAGGCGTGCCAGGATGTGCATCGACGTATGCCTTGGTGGCGGCTTCGTTGTCTTCAGTTGGATCACGAACCAGCCACAACGGCGTTTGCATGGTCTGCCCGCCGGTCCCGAGTGACATGATCGGCGTGGAACCGGCGAGAAATTGTTGCGTTCCGACCCAGTTGTAATTGAGCGTCCCGGCAGTGACGCCGAAGCCGCCATAGCCTGGATACATTTCGATCCCGTGCTCGACGGATGCCGGATCAGAATTGACAGCGCCGAGGCGGATCGTGCCGTTAATGCCGACATCGCCGTTGCCAACGTCAACGGTGAAGATTGTTCCGATGGCATTGCCGGCATTGTTGGTCGGGCCGAAGGCGATCTTGGTCGCCGTCGATGTGAAAAACCCATATCCGGTTGCGGTATCCAGGTCCCAGAAGCCAATCGCGCTGAAGCCATTGGCGGTCGAATGCCAGTCAATCGTTTTCGGACCTTGCGGGCCGGCAGGTCCTGTCGGTCCAGCCGGTCCAGGCACTGTGGAATCGGCTCCGGCTGCGCCCTGCGGGCCTTGCGGTCCTGGCGGGCCTTCCGGTCCAGGCACCGTCGACGCCGGCCCCTGCGGGCCTTGGGAGCCGGTTGCGCCGGCAGGTCCTTCAGGTCCGACAGGTCCAGCCGGTCCTTCAGGACCTGGAACCGTTGAGTCTGCGCCGGCAGGTCCCTGTGGTCCGGTTGCTCCGGTCGCTCCGGCTGCGCCCTGTGGGCCTTCAGGTCCTGGCGGGCCTTCCGGTCCAGGCACGGTTGACGCCGCGCCCTGCGGCCCCTGTGGGCCGGTCTGGCCGGTCGGTCCTGGCGGGCCTTGCTGTCCGGTCTGGCCGGCAGGTCCTTCAGGTCCAGCAGGTCCTGTCGGTCCAGCCGGCCCCTGTGGTCCTGGCGGGCCTTCCGGTCCAGGCGTGCCGGCGCCCCCGCCGCCGCCGTGCTGGTCAACGTAGTTCTTCGTGGCCACTTCATTCGGCTGGGCCGGATCATGCGCCATGGTCTGCCGGCCCTCGACGTGGACGAGGGGCGTCGTCATGGTCACGGTGCTGGAAGCATTCACCTCGACCTGAGGAACGGTCATGGTGTGCTTGCCGGTTGCAGTGACTTCGATGTTGCCGCCGTTCGCCAGCTTCACCACGCTTCCAGAATTGTCATGCAAGGCGACCTCGCCCTGCTTCTGATTGCGCAGTCGGTATTGCTGATTGCCGGTTGCCACGATGACGCCATTGGACCTGTCGCCGGATGCGAAGATCCCCATGGCGTCTGATCCTGGCGGCGCATGCGATGCCAGACCGTAAATCTGCAACGCCGGCATGGCGTCGATTGTCTCAGGCGGGAAGCCTCGGACCTGGACGCGATGAACCGGCCCGCTGTCATCCGTCGCGGTGATCTTCAGCGGCGCGACCAGCATCCGCGTAGCGCGGTAAAGCCGGTCGGTCACACTGCTCATGGCGTTGGCTTCGTCGGATTAAATTGCTTCACGTCTTCCTGCGTGACCAAGGTATTCGGTGACGTTGGCGCAACCGAGAACGCTTCCGGTGGCCATAGCGACAGGTGGCAATGCTGGCCGGCTTCATCGCGAACATAGGTCACGGAGCCGATCAGCCAGGATTTATTCGGCAGCTTCAGTTGCGGCGCGGCAATCGGTGCCAGCATGTTCGGTGCCCACAGCTTGCCGGCTGCATCGCGCCATGCATCGCAGACCACGTTGAAGGCGAATGACTGCCCCCAGCGTCGTGCCTTCTCCCATGCTGCACGCTGACCGGCCAGTGGCTGGCCGAGCACGAACTGTTCGGAAATCACGTAGAGCTTGCGGAACCGGGGAACGTCTTCATCCTTCACCACCACGCCGATCTGCGGCATGTTCACGCCGGCATCCGTTCCAAGTGCGGCGACCGAGATCAGATGGCCCTCGTATTCCGAATAGCGTTGGTCCATCGAGAACATGACATCCGCTGACTCGACGTTCTCGCCAATGGCGAAGCCGGATGCCATCGACTCGGTGCCGACAGTTGCCAGCATGATCGAACCGTCTGGCATATCGTAGACCAGCAGCCGCGAGTATTTGGTCACGCGGTCGATGATGTCCCACACGGTTTCGCCAAGGTTGATATTGAATTGCGGGATTTGCGGCAGACCTGTCGCGGTGCTTTGCACCGGCACGCCGTAAGGCTTGGCCAGTCGCTGCGCAATGGTCAGTGCGTCGCCGTTGACAACCTGCAAGCCTGGAGCGGATTGCTCGCCTGCGCTGATACCTTCCACCAGTGCCGAGCAATCGCACAGGTCCTGCGACTTGCTGCGGCCTTCAACGCGGATGGTATGCTGCGATGCACTGATGGATGACGCATACCGATCAACGTATCCGGTCATCACCAGATCGCCGCCGATGGTGACGGTGCATGGCTGGCCAGCCTTCAGGTCGATGTCAGGCGCATTCGGGTATTTCTCGGTCACTTCGATTGAAAAGTTGGCAGGTATGCCGGCAAGCGGGCGTGTCATCTGCACACGCTGCCAGCCTGACAGCACCTGATTGCCGACCGTCAGGGACAAGGTATCCGTGGACCCTGGTGGCGTTCCACGCGGTGGCACGCCATGCGCTTCGCTCATTGGCTGAGTGTCGGGAAGCTGACCGGCAGGAACAGCGGATGCGCCGGCAAGGCTGAACCGACAAGCTGCGGCTCCCTGGTCGTGTCCTGGTAGAGCGTCCAGGCTTCAGTCAATGACGGCATGGGGGCAGTCGTCCTGACATCCACCAGCCAAGCAAGGTTCGCGCCGCGCACTGCAAGGTCCATGGCAACAGCCGTGCGCAGGTTGCGCAATGCTTCATAGGTCGCGTCCCTGCCGGCGTCGGCAGTCCTGGTCGCCTGCGCGTCCAGCGCATCGCACACGGCATCGCGGGTCGCCAACGCATCCTGGTAGCTGACCGGCTGGTATGCCTGTGTGGCGACTGCCAAGGCTGCGCACGCGGCACATCTCAGGTTGTCGGCAATGGCGTCCTGTGCCGTCTGCGCTTCTCGTGCCAATGGACCGAAGCCAGGAACCGGCACCGGCACCCAGCCGGCCAGGATCAGCAGCAGCCGGATCGCGTCAGCCGGATCAGAAGCAGACTCGGCAACGGCATTGCACAGCGCCACGCCTGCCGACGCGAAGGCATCAGATTGCGTGCTCACAGCAGGCTTGCCGTCAGGTTGACCAGACTGGACGCGGCATAGACTGCCGTGCGGGCCTTCGTGGCATCGCTCAGAACGCTTTGCACGGTCGCGGTGGCCGGCTGCATGGTTGTGCGGCTGCCAGTCCCGAAGCGGCCATAGAAGCCTTGCAGACCGCGCACGCTGTTGAATATGCGCGAGGCATCATTCATCGAGCCGGATGCCATGCCGGTGAACTGGCTGACGCCTGCCGTTGCCTGCCGTGCGACGTTGCCGATGCCGGCCAGCGAAATCCCCAGGTCCGAGGCGGATGCCATGTTCAGCGCGCCGGCTTGCGCCAGGACGTTCTGACCTGTGGCAATCAGGGTGGACGGAAACTGGACGTCGCCGGCGATGATGAATGAGAACTGGACCTCGACCACGCGGCCACGCTCGCGCCGGTCTGTCACCTGGAACTCCAGCATAACGCATTCGATGCTGCCAAGCGTCGGGTGGACCAGCGTTCCAGGTCCAGGCTGTTCGCAGGCGTCGATCATGGCGTCGCGCTGCTGGTAGACATCATCGCCCACCATGAATGCCTGGACCGAGAAGCGCCGGGGCAGCTTGCCCAGGTCTTCTGCCCAGGCATCATCGCGGTATGGGTATTCATGGATGGCGACACGCCGACCGGCCACCGTGTCGCCGGCATCCAGCACGAAGCCGACGCCGCGCCAGGACCCCGGCTGGAGTTGCAGGAACCATG